AGGATGATGAAAAACTAAAAATTTCAAATGAAGAAGTATCTTTAGATATGTTGGATGTTCATCAAATTAATCCTCCAGAAGTTAAATTAGATACTGATTTTTTATTGGATGATATAGAAGTTTTAGCATAAATTATCCACCTTTAAAAGGTGGAGCCAAACGTAGTTTTCTGATAAATGCGTTATAATAGATTAAGAAATCTAAAAATATATTCTAATATGGATAATATATTTTTAGTAGCAGGAATCATATCCGTTATATTCTTCATTGCCAAATTCTTAGAAATGAGATACGTTGATAAAGAACCTAAACCACTTAAATTTTTAATTAGAGATTCTTTGTTAGTTTATGTTAGTGTAGTATTAGGAAGTTTTATTGTTGAACAATTAAAACCAGTAATTAATGAAACTGATATACCATCAGCACCACTTGCATTTACTGATAATCCTCCATTTTAAAAAGTTAATCATATTTAACGACCAGTCCATACTTTGACAAATGGATTTATAACCTTTTTTCTTTTAAAATCTTCGGAGTAATTATCATAATTATATGAAAATGCTCTAGGTGACCTCATAATATCTCCAAATAATGATTTTATTTTAATCAATTTAGGGTATTCTTGACAAAATAATAATCCTAATATTCTTTCTAATGAACAACGATCTGCTCTACAATGAACTACATTAACTAAATTGGTTATACCATATTTATTTTCTAGTAATTCTAAAAATCCTAATTTTATATAACATTGTCCTCCAAAACATAAATTAAATTTCTCATTTGTAATTCCTAAGTTAAGTACCATTTCTTCATTTTTAGAAATTTTTCTTAATAAAACACCATTATTTCTTAGGGATGATGCTAATCGTAATATGTTACCTACATTTTCTTTATCATAAATATGATGCCATAATGGAACTACTGGCATAGAAAATGTTTCAAATGGAATTCTTTTATGTATAAATAAACTATCGTGTATAATTATAGCATTAGGAAACCATTTATATTTTAAATAATAAATATATGGTAATAATTCTCCTCTTTTTGGATATTCAGATTGAATAATAGTTAAATTATTATAATCACAATCTGCTTTAACAAATTCCTGATTACTGTTATCATCAATAATTACAATTTGTCTTAAAGGATAAAATGTTCTAATAAGTTTTACGGATTGATTCCAATATTGGTTTGTTTTTTCAGAATTAACATGTCTTATTATAATAAATCCATAGTTTGACATAATATTATTATAAATAAAGATAATAATATTTTAGAATATATATTTTAAACATACGATTGTAATTCGTCTATATTTATAATAAATTCATTTTTTGGTATATTTTTATTTGTAACTAAATATTTACTAAATTCTTTACGTTCTAATTGTGCTTGAGGTGTATGATTATGAACATATCGTGCAATCATCTTATATAATTTAAAATCAGGGTAACGTTCAATGCCATTATTTTTATACAACATATTAATTCCATTATCATCAATGCACCATTCAACAATTAGTTTAACTAGTGGAGAACATTCATTTAAGTTTTTAATCATATCAAAATCGTCAACAACATAATCAAACATAGAACAAGCTAATCTACATAAATCAAAACTAAAATTAGGTTCTAACCGAGGTTTTTTATCATTGAAATATGGCTCAGTATTGTATTGAGAAGCAGCATCTCCTCCAGTTTGAAAACTATCACTACAAAATAGTTTACCATTAAATTTATATATTGCACGTCCAAAATCAATCAATTTATATATTTTTCCAAATGTTGGAACCTTATATGTTTTTTTCTTATAAGTATAATAAATAAACTTTTTATTAGTAGGAATATACATAACATTGTTAGTATGAAGGTCGTTATGTGTAAATGAAAACAATTTTTGATAAGTAATTAGAATCATAATAATTTGCATTAAGGCTGAAAACCATTCGTCATCACTTAAATTCTCATTAATAATTAAATCATCAAATGTATTTTCACAATTTTCCATACAAATAACTTGTACTGGAAATTTTGGGAGTGTTAATGTAATTGATTCCTCTTCAATAGTTGATAAGTCAGACTCATCATCTTCATATTCATCATCTTCATCATCATTATTATCATCTTTTAATTCTGTAGATAGTTCTTCAAGATTTTCAGAGCTAGAACTTTTACTAATAGGATTTTCAGTATGAACAGTATCTTCACATTCCTCATCAATATCATCTTGTAAACTTTTAAAATCATTATCATTTGTATGAGACGTTCTTGATGAACAAGTTGAACCAGACCTTAAAGTATCGGATTTGTGTTGATTAGTAACATCAAAGCAATTAGAGTTAGTTATATCAACTAATTCAACTCCAATTGATTTAATATCATTAAGAGATACAAATTCCTGGCAATTATTATCAAAAATATTTTCAAAAATATTATCATCAATTGACTTAACAGATAATACCGACTTTAAGCTAGTAGAAATCTTAAGAGGTTGTAAAGGTTTAGCTTCATTTGGAGTAATTAAATGTGAATAATCTTCAACATTAAATAAAACTCCTTTTTGCTTATTAAAGAAATCAGATTGGACTAAATAATCAAGATCATCTATGATATTAATTTTGTAATCATTTTTAATAGCTAAGAAAGAACCATAATAATCTAATCCATGTATAAATTGATGTTCGTGTAAAACTTTACTTGTTAAAAATGAGAAAAATCCATCAATAAATGAAGAATTATTATGGTCAGCAATTTTTGGATGAACTTTAACAGATTTATCAAAAGATGGTAAATTAAATAATTGTGAATCGTTATAATTATACTTTCCAACCAAATATTTGAATGGGTCTAATAAAGGTGCCATTTTAATAAAAACCTTTTGTGTATTAGAAAGGTCTTCATCATCTGAAATATGTTTAAGTTTACATTGAAAAATATGCTCGTTATCATCATCTTTATTTTTTCCAAGTTTATTAGAATCTTTAATATCCGACATAGCCCATTGATGATTTAAATTAATAGAATTCCAATTTGTAGAATTTAATGAAAAAAATCTATCATAGATAGGAATATAATTTTGAACATTACTTAAATTTATCTTTTTGTTAGTTTGAAACTTATTGAAAAGATTAATATTCTTTCTCTTCTGGTAATTAACAGAAATAGTCATTAGCTAATAAAAATATTAATTAAAATAGTATTTAACTTATTATTTTTGTAAACTTTAAATAATCCTTAATATTCTAAAAATAAATAAGAAATGCGTTAATATAAATTATTTTTATATGTCATATATAAATATATGAATTTAGATTTAAAACGTTTTGATATGAGAAGTATAAGCTTTAAGCCAAATGAATCTAAGGGCCCAGTTATTGTATTAATAGGAAGACGTGATACTGGTAAATCTTTTTTAGTTAGAGACCTATTATATTATCATCAGGATATTCCAATTGGTACTGTTATTTCTGGAACTGAAGAAGGAAACGGTTTCTATGGAAAAATGGTTCCAAAATTATTTATTCATAATGAATATAATACAGCAATTATTGAAAATATCTTAAAACGTCAAAGAGGTGTATTAAAGCAAATAAAAAAAGAGATGGAGACTTTTAAACGCAGCACAATTGATCCTAGAACATTTGTAATTTTAGATGATTGTTTGTATGATAACACATGGGCGCGTGATAAAATGATGAGATTATTATTTATGAATGGTCGTCACTGGAAAGTTATGTTATTAATAACAATGCAATATCCATTGGGTATTCCTCCAACATTAAGAACTAACATAGATTATGTTTTTATTTTGAGAGAACCATATATTGCAAATAGAAAACGTATTTATGAAAATTATGCTGGTATGTTTCCAACACTTGAATCATTTTGTCAAGTGATGGACCAATGTACAGAGAATTTTGAATGTTTAGTTATAAATAACAATGCAAAATCAAATAAATTACAAGACCAAGTATTTTGGTATAAGGCAGATCCACATAATGATTTCCGTCTTGGTTCAAAAGAATTCTGGGACTTATCTAAACAACTTAATGATGATGATGAAGATGGAGAGCAATATGACCCAAGTAATGTAAAGAAACGTGGACAGGGACCAAAGATTTCCGTTAAAAAGAGTAAATGGTAATTAACACAAATTAAATATAGTGACAATAATATTTTATATGTATCAAAGATTACCATCAATAGCAGTTGGAAGTTGGGGATTATTAGGATTTTATCGTGGAACTCAATATTATAATTTCTGACATGAAGAAGAAAAGAAAAACCGGAATATTATAAGGTGTTTTAGTAAAATTTATTAATTAATTATCAATAAATTTTATAATATTTATACTTAATCAGTTTTCTTAGCAAATGGTCCAGACTTTAATTGACTCTGACCATAATCAGTCTTTCCAACAACAACATTTTCTCCATCAAATAACTCACTTCTAATATCAGCAACGGAAATGGCTTCAGGTTCTTTGGTATTAAATGTTTGCTCAGTAGTAGTTTGTCCAACACCAACAAGATTACCTTCCTCGTCAATATCTTGAGTAAGAACATTACCATGCTTTTCAGCATTCTTCTTGTTTTCATCAATTGCCTTTTGTTTAGTTTCCTTTACCCGTTGTTCAAAAGCGTTTTTAGCAACTTCTTCATTCTTCTTCTTCTCATGAGCCAGTTGATTCAATTCCTCTTCCATATATTCAACACGACCAGTCTTGTATGCTTCAGGTTCCCAAGGTAGCCAAGTGCCAACAGGGCCAACAAAAACATCAAAAGATGGGTCAGTTTCTCTTAGAAGTTTAGCACGTAATTCAGCCTCTTCTTGGGAAGCAAAGTTTCCTCTAGACTTAAAACCTCTAACAGATGTTTGGAAGTTATGCTTTACATTAAATTTCTTTTCTAACTCTTCTTCCTCACGGTCCAAGAATGTCTTGTAATCATCTTCAATAGATGAATTAACAATGGTTTCGCGTTCTTCCTTAACAAAAGTTTCAAAATCCTTAATGACCTCTTCAAATTGTAACTTGTACTTAAAAGAAATAAAATTAAGAAATTGATGGAACTTTTCCATAGATTTGTTCATTTCCCATTGCTTTAAGAATTCTTCAAAATAAAACATTTCACGTTGCTTTAGGATCTTTTCGGGGGAAATAAATGAAAAACAACCAAAAGTTTGTCCGGCGATAGGCTTATCAACTTCTAATAAATCAACATATTTAGGATTAGTTGAACCATCCTTCTTTTGCTTTCTCTCAAACCCCTTTTTTACGGCGTTATTTTTACTCATTATAATATTTAGTAAATCGTTGGTTTTAAGTTTTAATTTAACAAATTATTATTTTTTTTCTTTTTAATTTATATAAAGATGGGTATGTTTGATGTTACCGAACTTATTAAGCGCATTATTAAGTATTTGATTGAAGGTTTAATGGTTGCTATTGCTGCTTTTGCCATTCCAAAACGTTCATTGAACCTTGAGGAGATTGCTTTAATTGCATTAACTGCTGCTGCCACTTTTGCTATCTTGGATACTTACATTCCTTCAATGGGTGTAACAGCTCGTTCTGGTGCCGGTTTTGGTATTGGTGCTAATCTTGTTGGTTTCCCTGGTGGTCTTTAAATTAAATATTTAAAGCATTAAATAATATATTTTAATAACATTATAATATATTATGGCAAAGCATAGAAGGTATAGTAGACAACGAGCACAAAAAGGTGGATTAGTTGATGGAGATAGACAAACTTTGTTAGGACTTGGATTCATTGAAGATGATATTAATTATATTTTTGCTCGTCATATGAATATGCCGATAGAGTTTTTTATTAATTCTGTCAATGGTATCCCAGGAAATCAATTTTATCCTCATCCTCAAACACCACAAGAAATTATGGAAAGATTAAGAGATGAAGGTGATGACACTGACCCAGAATATTCGGATACTGACGATTCGGTTATGGGTGGAGGAAAACGTAGGTATAAAAGAAGAACAACTAACAAAAGAAAAACAAATAAAAGAAAATCAAAAAAATCAAAGAAAACTCGTAAACATAGAAAGAGAAAACATTATGGTGGTGGATTCACAACATCAATTTCAACCCCATTAACAGAAAATAAAAACGACTATAATACATATGTAAAACTAGGTCTAAGAGAATATTAAACTGTAGGTATAAACTCCCAATCTAATTCAATACACATTTTTTTCCAAGTTTCATCTTGTTCAATAAGTTTTTCACGATCTTTCA